GACAAAACGACTTGGGAAGCTCTTACTTATGATGGCGGAAGTTTTGATCCTCGCAACAGAAATATTGTAGCAGCTGAACCGCAGTTCGACATCGCTATTGAGGAGGACTGGGCTAAGTATGAATACGAAATGCCAGATGGATCAACCATTAAAGGTAATCTTGCGATCAAAGGAACTATCGACCTAGTTACCAAGATAGACGACAATGTAATTGAAGTGGTAGATTGGAAAACAGGACAAAGAAAAAACTGGGCTACGGGAGAAGTAAAAACATATGAAAAACTTCTTGACGATGCGCAGTTACTATTGTATAATTATGCCATATCAAAACTTTATCCAGATTATGAGCAGGCTATTATGTCTATCTTCTTTACCAGAGACGGTGGGCCGTTTAGCATGTGTTTTGACAAGTCAGATCAAGATAGATTTTTGGGAATGCTTAGAAAAAGATATGAAGAGATTAAAGATAACATCAAACCCAGACCGATTAGTAGTAGTCGTAGGGATTTCAGATGTCAAAAACTTTGTCACTTTTATAAAAACAATTGGCCCGGAACAAACACTACCATGTGCGAGTATGTAGAGAAAAAGCTACATACTATAGGTCATGATAAAACGCTTAAAGAATGTACTAACGAAGGTTTCAACATAGGATATTACGAGGCGCCCGGATAATGGCAGAATTAATTGATTTAAATAACGAGTTTCATTTAGGAAACAAATTTACACTAGATGTCGCTACTAAATTTAGCGAAATGTTAGATGATAACTATAGGGTCATAGTAAAGTACGATGCTCAAGATATGCCAAAGTTTGGCAACGATAAATTTAACATTTTGATATCTACATCAAGAGAAAATCACCAAGTACCGGAAGGGTTTTTTGAAGATAATGTATTTTTAATATTTCAACACTATCATGTGCTTGACAGATGGGAACATTGTCTAGATACACCTCTAACATTTCCTATTCCGCTAGGACCGTTTAATGATCTATATAGAGATATTGAAATAAAACCTTTGTCACAAAGAGAGTATGACTTTGTTTTTATAGGTCAAATTCCCAAGACGGGAACAAGAGACTGTTTTAAAAGAGGTATTGATAAACTATTAGAGGAAAATCCTGATAAGTTTAAATACAAAATTGAGTTTACTGATGGCTTTGGTAAGGGGTTAGATCCAAAAGAATATATGGAGCTTTTAGCAAATTCTAAGCTGTCTTTATGTCCTGCTGGAGCCTATAGTATGGAAACATTTAGATTTTTTGAATCTACGCTCATGGGCGCTATACCTGTTGTAGACAGGCTTCCAAGATTTTGGTATTACGAAGAGGCTTCTTTTTTCAAAGGGGCTTGGGATGTGCTTGACAACACTTTGTCAAAATCTTTAAATTATCTACAAACTGGAGATTGTAGGAAGATGCTTCAAGGATTGGCTATGTATAATAACGATGTATTAAATGTGGATGGTCTAGCTTCTAGGATGAGGCAAATTGTAGATCAAAGACATGCAAATATGGAATCTTCTAGCGAATATCTTAAAGGTTTAAGGAACTGTTTGAAAAATGAATTGGACTCCGATCAACTGTAAAACTCACTTTAGTCTACAACAGGGCTTTTGTAAAACAGATAAACTTGCAAAGAGATGCGCTGAGTATGGCTACACCGCTTGCGGTATAGCAGATCTCGGCACTATCTCCGGGGCTGTAGAGTTTCATCAAGAGTGTAAAAAACATGAAATAAAACCTGTAATCGGATGCGAGTTCGATGGCTTTATTCTGTATGCAAAAAACAAAGATGGCTGGTTTGATTTGGTTAAGTATGTGTCAAATCAAAATATAGACATTTTGAAAGAGATAGCAGAAAATGGCAATGTCTTATGTGTAACACCAAAGAAAAACGGATTCGCTAAGATATTTAAGTCTAATCATATTAAAATGGATTATAAAAAAGAAGCTATTTACTATGTTGATAAAGACGATGCAGACTGTCATAGAATTATGCTGTGTAGCAAGCTTAAAAAAACCTTCACAAAAATAGAAGGTGTAGAGCATGAGTTTTCAGAATTCTTTGATGGGGATGACAGATGGTATTTGCCAAAGACAAAAAAGAAGTCTGCAACTTCAAAGATAGCTGACATGTGCGAAGAATATGAGCTTACAGGACCGCCCATGCTGCCAGACTTCGATTGTCCAGAGGGATTTGATCAAAACGAATATCTAAAAGAGCTTTGTCGTCATGGCTGGAAAAAGAAACTAATTCCTGCTAAAAAGGTTTATCTAGACGTAGACAAGCAAGAATATCTTGATAGAGTTAAAACGGAACTGGAAGTTATTTTTAAAGCTGGGCTATCTGGATATTTTTTAATTGTTCAAGACATTGTAAATTATGTTAAGGATAAAGGATGGATTGCAGGTCCGGGAAGAGGATCTGCGGCTGGATGTTTAATATCATATCTTCTAGGAATTACAGAGGTTGACCCTATTGAATATGGATTGATTTTTGAAAGATTCTACAACGAAGGAAGAAACACAGATGACTATATCTCTTTGCCAGATATTGATGTAGACGTACCTGCGGAACATAGGGATGAGGTTATTGACTATATCAAACAAAAGTATGGTCAGGAAAACGTTTCTCAGATGATTACGTTTGGCAGGCTACAGGGAAAATCTGCGCTAAAAGAAGTTTTAAGAATTAGTGATGCTGTGTCATTTTCTGAAATGAATGATATAACAGACTGTCTTCCTGACGAAGCTATGATATCTGATCAATTAGAATTGATGGATAAAGAAGATAGGTCCATTATAAGATGGGCTTTAGAAAATGAATCTGACAATCTTAAAAAATGGTGTAAGGTAAATGAAGATGGCGAGCTAGAGGGAGAACTAGCAAAGTTCTTTGAGCAAGCTATAAAAATTGAAGGCACTAACAAATCTCAAGGCAAACATCCCGCTGGTGTAATTATATCAAAACATAAGCTAAAAGATGTATGCCCTATGGTAAAGGACACAACAGGTAAAGATATTGCAGGCTTTGAGATGAATGATTTAGAATCACAAGGACATGTTAAGTTTGATATCTTGGCTATTGATTTATTAAGTAAAATTATGGAAATAACAAATAAAGGAGAATAATATGCAGGCTACGGCAGATGATTATAAATCAGTAATCTTTTCTGGTTGTTCTATTGAATCTAATAAAGTTTACATTTGCAATCTTAGGAACTACAATAAGAGACTTGTTGCAGATAATGAATATCAGGTTTGGTCTGACAGACATAAAGAGTACAAGATTTATAAAAACATTGATGATGCAGTTAACAAATTTATAGAACTAAAAGGAAAACGAGCATGAATTATAGAGATATTATAGTGTTTGACTTTGAGACTGGTGGAAGAAATCCTTACACCTGTCAACCAACTCAGATCGCCGCTGTAGCGATTCATGCTAGGAAGCTTGAGCTTCAGCCCGGAGGCACATTCAACAGCGAAATCAGGCCAATTATAGACGACGATGAAGCTATCAAGGCTGGTGTTGACCCACTAGAAGATGAAGCTCTGAAGATTACAAGAAAGACAAGGGACAAACTAGCAAAAGCGCCACTTCCTAAAACTGTTTGGAATAAATTCGCTCAGTTTTGCGATAAATATAATTTCAAAAAGACAAGTTACTATGCGCCAATCGCTGCGGGTTACAACATCAATGGATATGATATGCCTATTGTAGAGCGTATGTGCCAACAATACGGCCCCGTGGACTCTAAGCGGGGTAGACAGGGTATATTTAATCCTATTTTTACGATTGATGTTATGCAACATATTTATTGCTGGTTTGAAAACAATCAGGACGTAAAAGGTTACGGTATGGATTACATGCGTGATTACTTTGGTATGAGTCAGGCTAGCAAAGACAATGCTCATGACGCGCTACAAGACGTAAAAGATACCGCTAATCTTATGATTAAATTTATGAAACTACAAAGGTCGCTACTAAAGAAGGTAAAGTTTGAAAAAACATTTGCCAACGGGGAAATTTATGTTTGATATCAACGATTTTCGTGATGATAATGTTTGGGATTTGATTTGTGAAGGACGTACCAAGGGCGTGTTTCAGCTTGAATCTAACCTTGGTAAACACTGGGCTAAAAAGGTAAACCCAAGAAGTGTAAACGAGCTTGCGGCACTAATTAGTTTGATTAGGCCGGGATGTCTAAAGGCTTACACAGAAGGCAAGTCTATGACGCAGCACTACGCTGACAGAAAAGCAAACCTAGATCCTGTTACCTATCCTCACGAATCCGTTGAACCTATCCTAAAGGAAACTTATGGGGTTCTTGTTTACCAAGAGCAGTCCATGATGATAGCACAAAAGCTTGCTGGATTTGATCTCAAGGAAGCAGACGCTCTACGCAAGGCTATCGGTAAAAAGAAAGCCGACTTGATGGAACAGGTTAAAAAATCTTTTCTAGAAGGCACAGAGAAGCAGGGTATTGTAAGCAAAGACGTTGCTGAAGAGATCTTTTCTTGGATTGAGAAGTCTAACAGGTACGCCTTTAACAAGTCTCACGCCGTTTCTTATGCGATCAACGCATATTGGAGCGCATACTGCAAAAACTATCGTATGCTTGACTTCTATACGTCCTACCTAAACAGGTCGGATCGGAAACCTAAGCCCCAGATTGAAATTAAGCAGCTTGTGATGGATGCTAAGTTTGAGGGCATAGAGGTTTACCCTCCTAGATTGCAGTATATGTATACAAATTTTACAGATATTGATGATAAAATATACTTTGGCATGAGGCACATTAAGAATGTAGGCACAAAAGAGTGTGAAAAAATTGAAGAGCTTGTTTCTAATCAGGATATATCTAAATACACTTGGATGGACGTTCTTGTAAAGGTTATAAATGGCTGTAAACTAAACAAAAGAGCAGTTATATCACTGATTTCCGTTGGCGCTTTCAATGGTATCAACAATACCAAGAATCGTCAGGAAATGTTGTATGAGTTTGACAGTTGGAAAAACCTTTCTGCTAGAGAACAGAAATATATAGAGGAAAACTATGACAGCAAGCTATCTCTTAGCGCAAATATACAGAGCTTGATTGACAACTTTAAGATCACATCAAGAAGAGCTACAACAGTAAATGATATTAAAGAATCTTTAGAAAATCCATTTTATGATCTTACGGATAGTGTAGAAACAATAGCAGAGCAAGAGCTTAAATTTTTAGGCTGTCCATTGACTTGTGCTAAGACAGACTCTGTATCTGGCAATTTATCTAATTTTATGTGCAAAGACATATCAAAAGGTACTATAAAAGGGAAAGTAAACTTAGCAGTTCAAATAAATTCGTTGAGGGAGTACAAAACGAAGAACGGCAAAAACCCCGGTCAATTGATGGCTTTTCTTGCAGTAGAGGATTCTAGCGGGGAACTTGATTCTGTTACAGTTTTTCCAGACGCTTATAGAGAACATAGAGATGTTCTTATTGAGGGTAATACCGTTTTGATCAACGGAGAAGTGTCAAAAAAAGACAAAAGCTCCATTATTGTAAATAAAGCAAGCCAAATATGAACAAGTGTTTTTTTCTAGGTAAAGTCCTATCTAATTTTGAGTTTGAAGAATTTTCAAAAACTTGTAGAATAATATTCTATCTTAACATTGAAGAAAAAAGAAAGACCAAAAGCGGCAAATCTAAAATTATGAATAATACTTTAGCATTTGAGGCTTGGGATACAGCCGCTACCGCTATAAGAGACAACATCCAAGAAGACGATACTATGGTTATTGAAGCCTGTGCTAGAACTCATAGCGGATATCCGCATGATGAAACGTTTTTTAGAGTGACTAATTTTAAAATATTTCCATCGGAATAATTGAATGAAGAAAAAAATACTTTTTTGCACAGAAGCTTCTTGGTATGCCACGGGATACTCTGTATACACCAAGGAAGTCTTGTCTAGATTATGTCAGATAGACGAGTTTGAAATTGCAGAATTTGGTTGCTACGCAGAAACAAAGGATGCTCAAGATAAAAACTTGCCTTGGAAGTTTTATGGAAACAAGCCGCCACAAGACAGTCCAGAATTTCAAAGCTACAAGGGAAATCCTAGCGCTCAGTTTGGAGATCAGTCTTTTAATTCTGTTTTGCTAGATTTTAAACCAGATATCGTTATGGATATTAGAGACTGGTGGATGATGGAGTTTGAGCAGCGATCTCCATTTAGAGATTTTTTTCACTGGTCAGTGATGCCGACAGTAGATGCCGAGCCTCAAGCAGACCAATGGATAAATACATACGCCTCTGCTGATTCTGTGTTTGCATATTCTGAGTTTGGTAGAGATACCATGATCAATCAGTGCGACGATATAAACTTTATAGATATAGCATCTCCAGCAGCAAGCAAATGTTTTTCGCCCGCCCCAGATAAGGCTGCACATAAAGCGGCTATGGGTATCTCTCCTAACTGTTTTGTTGTTGGAACCGTTATGAGAAATCAAAAAAGAAAACTTTATCCAGATTTGATGCAATCGTTCAGAAAATTTTTAGATCAAACTCAAGACCCCAATTGTTTTCTTTATTGTCACACTTATTACCCGGATGTTGGCTGGGAACTTCCTAAGCTGATACATGAAAGTGGATTAGCTAGTAGGGTTTTGATGACCTATAAGTGCAAAAGCTGCGGTAAAGTATCTGTAGATTTCTTTCAAAATTCTATACAAAACTGTCCACACTGTCAATCTCTCACTAATCATATAGTAGGCATAGCTAATCCAGTATCTGATGAAGAATTAGCTAATATTTATAATTGCTTTGACATTTATGTACAGTATGCGAACAGCGAAGGTTTTGGTATGCCCCAGCTAGAAGCTGCAAACTGCGGTCTTCCTGTTATTTCTGTAGATTATTCTGCAATGCAGTCTGTTATTAAGAATATTGGAGGTTTTGGTGTAATTCCAAGCTCTTATTATGTAGAGTGTGAAACAGGCTGTAAAAGAGCAATCCCTAACAACGAAGCATTTATTAATTTGTTAAAACAATTGCACGAAAAAAGGGATTTACTACCAGAAATAGGCGCTAACATTAGGGCTAATGCTTTACAAAATTATAGCTGGGACAAAGCCGCTGATGCTTGGGCGAAACATTTTAAAACAATAGAACCAAAAGATCCCTCAACAACTTGGTATTCACCACCAAAGATATTCCAACCTGCCCAAAGTCTTCCGCAGGGATTAACCTCCACTACAGATGCTGTTAATTTTATATTTACCGACATACTTCATAAGCCTGAATGGATTGGCGGCTACTTGTGGAAAAGAGTTTTAAGAGATGTGTCTTTTGGCTACAGATGTGAAAACATGGACAAACAGTTTTACTTTAACGAGTCACATGTAAAAAGCCAAACTAGCAATACGCCATTTTCTATCGAGCAAGCTTGCGAAGAAATGGCTAATTTTAGAAATCAACTAAATAACTGGGAAAATATTAGAGTTCAAAAAATTCAACAAGAAATGAGCAGTAAATGAAAGTCTTATACATAGGAAATTATAAAGACGGGACCGGCTGGGCTAACGCTTGTATAAATAATATACTTGCGCTAGATGCTGCTGGGGTGGAAGTTGTGCCTCGGCCTATAACATTTAATAATTCTGCTGGAAGCTGCCCTGAAAGAATATTACAGCTTGAAGATAACTCAGAAGTTGGATGCGATATTTGTATTCAACATACGCTTCCACACTTATATTCTTACAATTCAAAATTTAAAAACATAGGATTTGTAGCTACGGAGACTAGCAACTTTATAGAAAGCTCTTGGCAACATCATGCCAATTTGATGGATGAAATTTGGGTTCCTACAGAGTCCTGTAGAAGCGCGTGTATACAAAGTGGAGTTACGAAGGAAGTTAAAGTCGCTCCGCATTCTTTAGATACGTCTAAATATAGTGAAATAAAATATTTAAATCAGGGATCTAAAGTAGAAAATCTTATGCAGACTTTTAACTTTGCTTTTATTGGTGAGTTCGTAGAGAGAAAAAATATACAGGCTTTGGTAAAAGCTTTTCATATAGAATTTGAAGCAGATGAACCTGTGAACCTATATATTAAAACGTCTCAACAAACCTTAGAGTATGTTCAAAGTTACTTTGCTCAAATAAAGCAGGGTTTGAAATTAAGAAAGAACTATAAAGAAGAGGTTGTGATATGCGGTCAGTTGTCTAAAGATGATTACTTGTCTGTTCTTGCGCAGTGTCACTCTTTTGTCATGCCTAGTAGGGGCGAAGGATTTTGCATTCCTGCTCTTGAAGCTATGGCTATGGGGATACCGGTCATATACACAGAAGGCACTGGAATGGACGACTTCTGTTTTGGCTCTGCAATCAAGTCTTCACAAGTTCCCTGTTTCGGCGCTGTGTCAACAATGGACTATCTCTACACTTCCAATGAAAAATGGAGAGAGATTGAGCTAGAAGATTTAATGATTTCTATGCGTGAAGTATTTATGAAATGGAAGACAGAAATTGCTACAGAAGAAAGCCGACAAGCGCTAGAAAAATCAAAAGAGTTTTCGCACGAAAAAATAGGATTGAAGCTGAAGGAGATTTTAAATGACGGCTAACGCTACAAAAAGAAGCATTAGAAATATAATGCGTAGATCTAACCCTCCAGAAAAGCTTAATATCTTAACGTTTCCAACTCATGAAAGATATGAAGAGAATCTTTGTAAAACTGGTCACAATTTCTATTCGTTAACGGTTTTGCCGGGGAAGGAATGGGATGAAGACTACGCTAAAGTTCCAGAGAACTATTCAATATTTCATAAGATACCAGACAATGTTGAATTTGATTTGATTCTAGCTCATTCTTCTTGCAACAGACTTCAAATAGCGCATGACTATTTATCTGCTACGCAAGGAGCAACAACTAACATGTGTCACATTCCCATATTAAGGCACTGTCATGTTTTGCCAGACGTGAGGTTTGATGTAAATACACAGATACAAGCTTATAGTTCTATACCCATTGGAGAAAACTCCTTCATATCAAAATATAATATGAACGCTTGGGGCTATTCTGACGATAATTCAAGTGTCGTGGAACACGGAGTAGATATAGATTTTTGGCGGCCTGATGATAATGTCTCTAGAGATAATACCTGTCTTTCTATCGTAAATGATTGGCCTAACAGAGATTGGTGCTGCGGATACAATCTGTGGCAGCAAACAGTTCAGGGGCTTCCAGTTAAAGTGTTTGGTAAAAGCCCCGGACTTTCTGAACCCGCAAGCTCTACAGAACACTTACGAGAAATATATCAATCCTCAAGAATATTTTATAATACATCTTTACATTCTCCAGTTCCTACTGTATTATTAGAAGCTATGGCTTGCGGTTGCGCCATTGTTTCCACCGCGAATTGCATGATACCAGATATAATTGAGAACGGTAAAAACGGACTAATATCCAATGATCCGCAAGAACTAAGAGGATTCTTACAGCTTCTTCTTAAAGACGAAGATTTGGCAAAGGAGCTAGGAGATAATGCCAGAAAAACAATAGTAGAAAAATACAATCTAGAAAAATTTGTAGATAACTGGAACAATCTACTTCACTCTACGGTAAATAATTACAGGAACAAATAATGAAAGTATACTTGTCAACCAAAGACTCGCCAGACTCTTCATCCAAGCACTGCTCTAACTTGGCAGCTTTTGATAGAATGTTTTCTGACAGTGAAATAACTTCTTTGACAGTGGATTGTTTTCTATCTTCATTTTCATTTATGGAGCTAGAAGAAGCGATGAAAGAAGTGCTAAAAAAGTGCAGAATCGGATGTAATGTAACTATAATTGAGCCTGACTGCAATATTTTATTTAGAATGTATACAAGAGAAGATATT